GGGAACACCCTTGGTGTTCCCCACATGCCGACTCCCCAGACGCGTATAATATGTCTGGGTTGAAGGCATACAACCCTAGTAGGAGTGGAAGTTATGTCCCGCGTTCGACGGCGATACCAAACAGAAGTGAATGGTTCGTGGAAGAAAGCAGGAACTGGTCCTGACGGCAAAACGTTTAACCGATTGGATGAACAAGTAACCGACGAGATAATCGGCGGTGATTGTCATCCTTTCTATGTTTCACGTTTCCAGTCCACTGGTGGCGTAGCACATGACATCGTACCTAATGGATTTTACTCCACGACGGTGCGAAATTATTGTGTCGACGCTATTACCGGAAACTGGGGTCAATGCTGGGGACCCATAACTTCTTATCCCGGAGAGTTGCCGAAGGCCGTTTATGCGGCCCAGGCGGTGTCTAGAACGAATCCCTCACGGGCGTATGTAGATATACCCGTGAACGTTCTTGAACTTGGGGATATTACCACGTTGCTTAAGAAGTCGGGGGATACCCTCATTCGAAAGCTGGCGAGTAATAATCTTCGTTACCAGTTTGGCATTCGCCCACTGGTCGAAGACGTAATTAAGCTTACCAAATTCCAAGATGCGGTTCATCGCCGCATCAAAGAGATGGAAAAGCTTAAAGGACCCCATGGTCTCCGGAGGACTCTCGAGTTGGACAACCTTACTGCTACAATCGACCGTTCTAATACGGCGTTGCAGACAGCGGGCTTTACACTTTCTAGGGTGTATAGCACGATCGGTCGTCGTCAAATCAAGGCTCACGTCCGTTGGAAAGCGGGCGGAAACTTTGATAAGATTAACCAACCTGAGATGTGCGCATTAGCCACAAAGGCCGTTCTCGGCCTTACCTTGGACTTCGCAACCTTCTGGGAAGCGATGCCTTGGTCGTGGATGATAGACTGGGGCAGTAACGTTGGCGATTATTTTAAGGCCAATCGTAATATTGTCCCAGCGACATTGGAGGGCTGTTGGCTCTCCACGCACACTACGTCTACTTCCGATGTTCCTGCCATCACCACTGGAAACCGCATATTTTCTGCGGCCAAGGTGGTTTTGGAACAGAAGCAAAGGGAGTACGTAGCAGTCACTCCTACAGCTCATTTCCCATTTCTCAGTGGGAATCAATTGGGCATACTTGCTTCGTTAGCAATAACGAGGTCGTAGTATTGACCCGTCATAGCCAGCAATGGTGCTGGCGAAGCAAGCACAAGGAGTAGTACCATGTTCGCCGATCCGGCAGTAGTCACCATCAACGCGGTGGCCAAGAATCTCGTTCGTATCAACCAAGACAAGTACTCGTCAGAGTATTTGCTTCGGACTGCTACGGAAGAATTCCGGCTTAACCTCCGGAACACTTCGTATACCGACAAGAAGCGGGGTAAGACGATTGATCGTCATAACGCCGAGCTTGTCCATACGGTGTTTCCGGTGGCCCCTGCTACGAATTCCGTTGTTCGGAAAACGTACTGCGTCATCGAGAACGAGAGGGGTGATACCCTCGTCGATCCTCGTAATGCAGCTGCAGGTCTATTTGCATTCATGACGAATGCAAACATCGATAAGTTGATGAACTTCGAGTCCTAATGCCAACCTCCGCAAGGGGGGACAGCAAAAGGATGAGAAACTCGAAGTGACGATTGCCAGAGCGGTGGCTTGGATCTAAACCTCCAGAATAGGAGCCTAGATGAAAAGCCAAGTTAATGCTCTACTCCATGTCGTGTCCGGACTCTGTGAAGATGTCTGGACTTCGTACCCGGAGCTAAAGGGAAGTATGCTCAAAGATTTGAGTCGGCTTACCCTTTACTGTCGTGATAGAGGTCTAACAGTGTTTACGTTAGATCTCCCCCATCTTCATGACCTTCTTCTAGAGGGTCTTGAATCGGGGCGCCTACGTTTGGAAGGGCCCTACTCGAGGGCTGTGTCTTCCAAGACCAAGGTGCCGAGACTTTTCTCGGGACTATGGTTGCGCGTTTTCGACAGCAACTCCTGCCTACGGCCTGAGGTAGATGTCAACGCCTTGTTCTTCCTCCGACAACTTTTAGTTATCGGTAAGAGGATTGAGGTGGTATGCTCTGACGATCGCATTCAAGCGAAAGTAGGAGAATATCATGACATCGAACGTGGTCTCCGAGAAGCCAGTTTTACCTGGCAACTCGATGAACTACGTCTCAAGTGCGGACGAGAAGGTGTTGGTCTATGCGACCAACAACCATCTCCCCGAAATCGCGGTCATAGCGACTGCGATCTGCTTTATCCTAGTCTTTTTCCTAGTGCTCTTCCCGAAGGGGAGAAGCACGTACAGGTAGAAGAACCTGGACATGCAGCGCTTGAGAATAGGATCAGTCTTGATGACTCTATGTCTGTCCATCTTGGACAGGCAGTTGAGTACGTCTATCCTGCTCTCGGTCGTTCTGGTGATCTGTATTCGCAAGGATACAGTGAATCAGACGGACGACGCAGGTTAGAGGACTGGCTCCTCCTCAATCAGATCCAAAGAGTTGCGGATCTGATCTTTAGTACTTTTGATCCGTTCGATCCTATCGCCTTCTCAGGTGAATTGGAAGAAGCGGGTCTTGGTACTGGCTTTAGGCATGGCCCTGGTGCAGTGGCGGAACGGCTCAAGAACAACGAGAAATCGAGGTTCCCAAACTGGCCGCACAAGCTACAGAGCGTATTCCCATATGATTACTGCGGCAAAACCGCAGGTTCTCCTATGGTGAGGCCTACCTCTCACGAGGTTGCCTCTCGCCTGATTTGCGTGCCAAAGACCGCTAAAGGTCCAAGGCTCATCGCAGCAGAGCCGACATCACATCAGTGGTGTCAGCAATTACTGCTCAGATTCCTGTTTGATCAGTGTCGTAAGCACTTCGGTACTTACTTCATTGACTTCAAGGATCAGTCCAAATCAGGACGGATGGTTCTGTCAGCATCCTTAGATAAGTCGTTAGCAACAGTCGATTTGTCTGATGCTTCCGACCGTCTTACGTGTTGGACCGTGGAGCGCATGATTAGGTCGAATAGATCTATCATGATCGCTTTGCACGCCGCACGTACGAGGTACATTAGAGACGAAATCTCTTATGTCCCGAGCTTCTTGTCATTAAAGAAGTTCGCCTCGCAAGGCACTGCAACTACGTTCCCAGTGATGTCCCTCGTGATGTTGTGCATTGCCCTAGGTGCAAGCCTAGGACCCAATGAACGCGTCACTTGGGCCAAAATAAAGGAACTTAGAACCAAGGTTCGTGTCTTCGGTGATGATATCATCATCCCGAGGCACGGGTACGAGCGACTAGTGCGTGCCATGGATCTCTTACAGTGAAAGTGAATCAAGCCAAAAGCTATGTTCACGGACACTTTAGAGAATCTTGTGGAACGGATGGTTACAGGGGCTATGACATTACCCCTAGTAAACCACGTACACTGGTTGCCGACAGCCCGGCTTCGTGTCAGGCTGTAGTAGACACATCCAACAATCTCTTTAATAAAGGATTATGGTATGCATCAAGAACAGCCGATGACCTACTTCCTATTTCGGTACGAAAGTACCTCAGGATTGTGGGTCCAAACGAAGCTGGTCTCTCCGGTCTCTCGTCCTTTACAGGAGGCTATGAACTCCATCTTGTTAAGAGATGGAACTCTCGCCTTCATAGGGACGAAGTCAGAGTTTGGTCAATTCGAGACCGCGCTCTCAAATCGGAGAGAGGCGAGTTCGACGCGCTCCTGGACTTCTTTGCCAGAAGCTACAATTCTCGCAACCCTAGGGTTGTGTCTGAATCCGTCGACCGCCGAAGGACGATCGCTCGTCTTTCATGGGAGCCCCAGAGTACTGGTTCTCGCCGTAGGTCTTGACTATGGGAACAACTTCCGTCGAGATTACTTCTTTGGAAGGCTTGAAAAAGTCTTCTCAAGAACTCGACGGACACAGAACTCCTTTTGCATATCTAATTATATGCTTGAGAAGATCGGTGCGTTGTCTCCTGGCGTCATGATCTATGACAATGAGTTCCAGGACTTCTGTGCAGACTACTCTACCTCCTTTAGTTGGAGGGATTGGCTCGGTCTTCAAAGAGGTGTAGGACTTCCCTGATTATCAGGCGCCCTACAACTCTATAACCGAGCTAATCAAATAGATTAGCTGTCAGGAGCGTAATGCTCTGGGTGG